GATAGAAGTTAAGTAGATAGGTGGAGCAGATAATGTAATTTGTTTGGGGAAAAGAGGAAAAACCCGGAGACCTGTAGAGATAGCAGGCCTCGTGGTGGTATGTCACCGCCTCTATGGTGAAGGTGGGCCCACGGTGTCGGATTTGGAGTGGCCGTGGGTGGTGTGGATGGGCTCATTGCGGGAGTTAAAGCCCGCAAAGGCCTTATTCTGGCTGGGACTGTCGACGAGCTGGGCGGTGTGCAGCGTCGGGAGAAGATAGCCAGCCAGAAAGAGGGCGGCGGCCAGAGCCAATAGCAGTAGGCGGGCCCGCCGAGTGGCAACGTTGAGCATCAGCAAGAAGATGAGGGCTTGGAAGCCATACTGAAGCTCGGAAGCCTCCGGCACGAGCATCACCCAGATGGCTATGGTGATGGCGGCCAGCAGTTGGTGCGGTGGGGGCACGGCTGAGACGGCCGGGGCGAAGATGATCAGCCCGAAGAACTTGGGCACGTTTCCCCGGGCCCACTTCACGAAGGGGTTCGTGGAGGAGGAGGGGAACCAGGGCGCGAGGGGCCCGTGGTCGATGTCGCCGGCGTGGGTGATGACAACGATGCCGGCCAGCGCCACGGTAGTGATGAAGAAGGGGTTTGTGGTCAACTTCTCCAAGGTGCGGCCGATGTCGCGGCTCGCGATGGTGAGCCAATCGGCGGCTTGCGCGGCGCGACGGCGACGCGGTGGCGCTGTTGGCTTTTGGGGAGCACGTGTGGCGCGAGGCATGGGTTTGCGAGCGTAGCGCACCAAGGGCCCCGATGGGCGTGAAGGCCGAGGGAAAGGAGGCGGTGGTGAGTACATGTGGTGCGTGGGTAAGAGTGGTGTTTATTATGAAAGTTATTAATGTTGTTTAGTATATGGGGAAGATGAGGGACCTTGCGACGTAGAGCGCTGCCGAGATGGCCAGGGAGGCGTAGAGGTCCCGCACGTAGAGGTAGACCAAGGCGTAGATGGCGAGGGGCTCAACCAATCCGAGGGAGTAGAAGACGTCGAAGACCTCTTCGGTGATGGTGGTGAGTAGGGTAGTGAAGATGGTCCGAAAGGTGGGGAAGGAGTAAGCTACCCAAGCTCGGAAGGCTGAGCCTAGCAGGAGGACGACGTCCACCAAAATGGCCTTGATGACGTCGCCGAGGGAGAGAAAGGCCTCGTTGACGGTGACGACGAGGGAGTCTGTCCCATTGAAGGGTGGTGGTGAGAAGATGCTCTCCGTAAGTAGGACTCGCCCAGATAGTGCAGAGGATCCCAAATGCTGCAGGTAGATGTCGACTACGATGTCCATGTATGGTATTTCGGCAGCCAGTAAAGTGTGCGACCCGTAGAAGTTGGGATCAGGCGAGCATTGGCTAAGGACGCGGGGGTCGGTCTGGCAGAGACAAGAGGTGGGGCGATACGTAGGCAGTTGCAGTATGGGCAAGTTCATCGGTCGAAGGGCGAGTTCCACGCTTGGACTGAAGGTCAATGGTGGGCACATGTGAGGGTGCAGGGCGCGCGAAGAGAAGGTGATGTGGACCAGGTGGTCGTCGTCGACGGTCACGTCGGTGATGGAGGGCGGGTCGTCACGATAGAACTTAGAGCACGACTTGGGCAGAATGGCGTAGCCGGCGTCGGCCTGCACGACGTATAAATGGCGAGTTATGTTCCAGGAGTCGTAGAAGGGGTTGTCCAATAGAGTGAACAATCTATGCTGAGTGAGAAGTGGAACAATTGCGGTGGTGGCGTAGCAGAGGTAGAGCTGCTTGAGGCCAAGCCAAGAGGAGTCGACCAATGCCCTGTGTACCACACCGCAGCGGGAGGGTAGAGAGCAGCCCAGTGGTAGGGCCGGTGAGGTGTGCACCAGCGAAAAACAGTCGCGGTCGAGAGTCCAGAGAGGGAGTGTGTCGTTTGCGCTGGAGAGATTGGAAGTCCAGCGGCGCAGGCTAGGAAGGACGGATGGCATGTCCAGGTCGTTAAGCGACTCCACTGTGAGAGTGGAGCGCCAACCTGGTTGTGAGCGCAGGCAGCCGGGCCCATAGTCGCGCAGGCAGTCGCTACCGTCGCAAGGGATGAGAAAAGATGAATATGGTAGTGATAAAAGTATGGTGAGAAAGAGTAGCATGATGTAAGGTAAAAGCAGCTAAGTATGAAAGTTATAAAATTTGTTTGTGAATGGGGAGGTCAATCGTAGGCCCGAGACGAATAGACGGTGCTATTGTCGAGCACGTCGGTGGGCAGGGAGTAGAAGAATCTACGAAGGACCTCCTGGTGACGGAGGGAGTGCAGGGAGTGCACCAGTCTAGATGGAGAGACTGGGGTTTTGTAGCGCTCCATCACCGCATAGGCTACCTCCTGGCAGACGACGGGGTCGCGAAAGGAGGTGGCGTGGTCGGCCACGGAGATGGAGTACTCCTCGAAGTGATCCCAGTTGCGCAGGTCGCGGCGGCCCAGCTTGATCATGAGCTTAAGAGGATCGGGCACGAAGTGCCAGCGACCGCGCAAGGGGACGAGAAACTTGGAGCAGAAGTAGTGGTAGTCGTAGTCGGGAAAGAACTTGACCTCTAGGTTGAAGGTCAGGTTCATGCGCACGTCGTCGCAGGTCTTCTCCAAGGATTCGCCGCATAGAAGTGAGTCGTCGCCAGCAAAGGTGCCGAGTGAAAGGTTGTCGACGTCGAAGGTGTAGGAGACGATGGCCATGAGGAAGATGGTGTTGAAGAGGAAGGTGCTGGCATCGCCGGACTTGCGCTGGTAGAGTATGTGGGCGGAAAGTCCGACCAGCCTATCCTTGACGATGGTGTAGAGGTGGCACGACTGCCAGAGGCGGATGAAGCGGTCGTCCACACCCATGTAGGCCATGACGGCGAGTTCGAAGGACAGAGCCAGGGCAGCCTGGCTCTTGTCATATTTAGTGACGTCAATCTCCAAGAAGCGGTGGTGCATGGGTATAGAGGACGGAGGACTCTTGGAGGTGAGCTGGTCTTCGAAGTCGGCGGGAGAGGCGTCCGTGAAGATGTGGAAGCGGTCGTAGAGGGCGAAGAGCAGACGCTTCTTGATCTCGCGCATGATGGTGCAGAAGACGGCATTGATCTCCTTCGTGTGGTACACGATGGTTTGTAGGGCTGTGTACTCGTAGCCCGCGCT